TACCTCACCGATCTTGCACATGATGTCATGGCATTCAATGGATGACAGCTTGCGTCCCTGTGCTTCCTTGAACTTGGCGATGACAAAGTTAAACAAGTCGATCAGTGGCGCTGGGCCTGAAGCACGACCACCGAAGGTCTTAAGACGTGCACCTGCAGGACGTACAGCAGACACATCCCACTTAGGAATCTCACCACTATACAGCAGTGCAATCACCTGACGCAGTGCCTTAGCCCAGCCCTCCTTGCTGTCCTTCACAACGACAGTAGTATCGCTGTTGTAAAGCTCTGGTACCTCAGGCAGCTTAGATACGAACTGCCGCTCTACAGAGAAGCCTACGCCTGTACCACACAGCAGGATGAACATAGCCTCATCGAAGCTCTTAGGGTCATCTACAGGCAGGTAGCTGCAGTTGTACCCTGCAGTGTTGTCACGCTGTAGCGCTGGGCCTGCAGTCATCATAGCCCGCATAGATGGCATCACCTCAAGGTTGAGGATAGCATCACGGATTTGGTTGATGTAGGAGTCGTCACCTGCTTTGGGGTACACTACGTTTTCCATGTAGCGCTGTACTGTTTCACCCCAAGACTCACGGCGTCCTTCTTTATCTAGCCAGCGGGCATAGCGGCTGGTGTGAATGAAAGCTTGGTAGTCGGTTGGTAGATAGTTATTCATCGTTGTCTCACCTCAATCTTAAGTAGCTTAGCTGCATCAATGTCATAGATCATATCGCGGATCAAGTCAGTGATTGCATCCTCATACATTTCGGGGATGACTGGAAGCAGATTATCCTCTTCGTCTACTTCCAGTATCATCTTCACATCAAATCTTGTTTTACTCATGGGCCTTTATCCAACAAGTCTGTAAGATCAGGGGCTTTGTAGTTTGGTCCCTTGAGAATCTTACCATCTTCACGTCTGATAGGCTTACCATCTGCACCCAGCTTAGACATGTTGCTGTAGTGTACCCTGTCAAACGCTTCAATAAACAGGTTCTCTCCGTAGTATACTAGGTACTCATTCAAAGCACGGCTTACTTTGCCTTGCTGTTGTACAACGGCTAGACGTTCCTCTTCAGGAATGATCATGCCGATATGCTCTGGTGCAGTAAGAGCCAGACCTGTAGCCACATACAGAACATCACATAGTTCTTTGAGATGCTCAGGTGTATGGGGTTTCTCTTTGTATAGTTCCTCAAGCTCTTCATCAATCAGCTTAATCCATACACGTGGATCAAGTGATGCCCCAAAGGCTTGCATGAACTCACCTACTTTTTCGTGAGGCATACGAGGACGCATTGCTTCGATGTCTTCTTCACTAATCATTTATGGTTGTCCTTGTATACTTCGATCAGTTTGTTGAGGTACCACTGTGCCTTGTGCAGGTCTTCCAAGCCATTCTTGTAGCGGTACCGCCAGAGATACTTGAGGATGTTACCTTGCAGGTAGCCCTCAGCCTGCTCATTCGTAGCTGACATGATAGCATCAATAGCTTCAATGCCACCAATGTTATAATGTACAGGGCTGTTAACGGGATCAGTCATGCGTTACCTTTTGTCTTAGTCCAGATATCTAGTGTGTATACGTTACCATCTTTGCTGACAGTAGGGCGAGTGCGTTCATCCTCATCTTCAAGGAAGCCCATCAATTCATCCCGACGATCTGCTACAATCTCATAGATGTCAGGGTACTCATTGACTACATCCAAGAATGCAGACATAAGTGTAGCAATATCAACAAGATGTGCAGCAACAGATGGTGGGATAGTACACTCAGTACTCATGCCAAGGCCCGTAGACACGTCACCCTGCCAGTCACTACCATCACCCGTGTAGCTTAGTGGCTTGATAACAATAGCAAACTCATCATCTCCTATCTCTAAGGGCATCACTTCTTCCTTTTGGTTTTGAGTTCAACTCGTTCCAACATAAGAGGCTTTCCTTTCTCAGTCAACCACTCTTGTGGGATAATGCGATGCGCCCACTTGAACCCGTGCTTGTCACACCAGTCACAGTACCTAGACTTAGCGCCCTTGTATAGCTTGGCGTTAGCGTTGCTGAATACAAAGCGTATGTCTAGCTCAGGGTGCTGCTCCTTGATAGCGATATGCTTACGTCTATCGGCATTATCAAATAGCCCCTTAGTCTCGATTAGGATGCCATTGTCTAACTCAAAATCAACTGTATAGACTCTGTAACTAAGGTCTTCCCATTCGATCTTAAGCTTCTCGTATCGTATCTCCTCTTGGTGTTGAGTAAGAAAAGCAGCGATCTGGTCCTCCAAACCGCTGCGATACGCTCTAACACTATGCCTTACTTTGCTACGCATCTGTCTCGTACTCAGGGTCTAGCATAACGTAGTCCACCATAGGCGGGTTCTGTGCTGTAGACTTGACTGCAGGCATTGTCTTCAAGTTAGGCCAGCACTTATGCTTGTACGCACAGAAGCCACACTCAGTGCCTAGCTTGAGGTTGCCTGTAGGTTTGCGATAGTGTGTCTCAGGGATAGCTTCATAGCAGCGCTCAAAGGGTTTGTCTTCCTTGATGTACGCTACTGTGTCTTCGATCCTATTGAGTACAGCATCCTCGTCAATGTCTTGCAGGGGTACATACTTGAACTCACCATTGGCTTTGTTCACTACCCACCAGCCACCAGCTTTCTTACCTGCAGCACGAGCATAACCTACAAGCTGTGGGATGTAGCCGAAGCCATCACCCTCAGCCAATGCTGCACTGCTAGCGAACTTGTTCTGGAAAGACCAAGGTGAAGCTGACTTAACGTCATCCACTGCATTGTCTAGGATCATATCAAACTCACCATGAATCTCAGTGCCATCCTTGAGGGTGAGTGTGACCTTCTCATTGTCAGTAAAGCTAATACCAGCAGCCCTAAGAAGACCCTTGAAGACAGCTTCCACAATGTCACCAATGATCATGTTGATCAAGAAGTGTGGCGGGAAGGGTGTCTTATCTGCAGGATCATTCTTCTCGAACCAGAGTTGGCACTTAGGACGCCCGATGTTAGACATCCTAAGCTTGAACTCATCACGAGGTGGGCCGCTGAACTGCTTTTCCAAGGCTGCTTTGATGTCGCTTGCTACTTGCTCACGAATCTCATCAGCCATGTGTGACTCACCCTTCATAGCATCTTGAAGGAAAGAGTACACTGCGAGTTCAGCGGGATGGTTCATATCAGTCTGCCTCTTCTACGTTAACAAACTGATTTACAAGATCGACCTCATCAGAAGACAGGCCGCTGTCAGTGTTAGCATCTGCCCATGCTTCAAGTACCTTGGTATTCATGTACTCAATGTACTCAAAGAAGTTACGCAGCGTGTCATCATCACCCGGCAGCAGACCCGTGTTAGCACCCGCAGCAAAGGTAGACACAGCAAAGGTGTTACCTGTAGGCAGCTTGCGCTCTTCACCACCCATAACCAAGGTGTGCTGGATAGGAAGCAGGTTCTTGCGACCGATAACTTTGGTAGCTGCATCCAAAGCCTTGATGCTATCCGTGTTCTTCAGGTCCATGCTGAAGGGTACAGGTGCATCATAGCCTTCGATAGGCTCACCGTTTTCATCCAGTGCATCATGCAGCGTGACCATACCGAATACATTCTTGGTGCGCTTCACAGCACGAATGATTTCTTTCTGATCCTGTGGCAGATCATTGAAGTCAGCAATGTAACCACCGGGACGACCAATGTTAAAGCCACCACGATTATCCTTGAGGTCACCCTTCAAGTCATTCGCCATGACAGTACGTAGCATCTTCTCTGCATCATTGTCCCAGCGTGTCCACTGTTGACGCATAGCAAAGATGCGAATCTCAGGGTTAACGCAGTAGATTGTCGTGTCTGCATTGGGCGTATACTTGTAGGCACCAACAGGCACAACCTCAGTCTTAACCTTCTTGCCACCAACATCCATAGTACCCATGACAGGGGTGTGGACGATGCTCAAGCGAGGCATACTGACAGTAGTACCACCGACACTGATGCCCATAGCCTCAGCCATAGACACACCCATATCAGTTACAACAGAA